CCTGCCGCAGCCGGCCGCTGGCATCGAGCTGCGCATGGCCGAGCAGGACCAGGGGCAGCCGGGCGAGCTGCACGGCTACGGGGCGGTGTTCTTCGACCCGGTCGACCCGGACGGCACGCAGTTCGAACTGGTGCCGGGGCTGGTGGAACGCATCATGCCGGGGGCCTTCGACCAGTCGTTGAGTGAAGACGACGTCCGGTGCCTGTTCAATCACCGCGCCGACAATGTGCTGGGCCGAAAATCTGCCGGCACCCTGCAGCTGCAGCTGGACGGGCGCGGGCTGCTTTTCCGCTGCCAGATGCCTGACACAACCTGCGGTCGCGACGTGGCAGTATCCGTGCAGCGGCGAGACGTGACCGGCTCGAGCGTGGGCATGATCGTGCTGGATCGCGTGCTGCGAGAAGACGGGGACACCGTCTACCGCGAGGTAACCCGAGCCAAGATTCTGGACGTGGGGCCGGTGACCTGGCCCGCGTATCAGGCCACCAGCACGGAAGTGGCCCAGCGATCGCTGGACGCCTACCGGGCCGAGAAGCGGGCCGGCCAGTATCGGGCCCGCCGGCTGAGGCTGCTGCAGCTGCGCAACGCACGTGCGATTTAGTGCAGGGGTGCAGCGTGCATACGTGGGGCGCCCAGCTGGCAGGTGCGGACGTTCACACGGGACCGGCCGCCGGCGGCTGATTCTCACGAAACCCAGACGAGGGGTGGAGCGTGAACGAGTTTCTCGACCTGGCCAGGCAGCTGGACCTGGCCAGCTACGAACTGCGGGACCTGGTGGAAGGCCGCGCGGCCATCATGGAGGCCCTGGAAGGCATGGACCCGGAGGTCACCGGGGCCGACGCTGAACGGTTCGACGCGCTGGCCGAGCGCGCCGAGCAGGTGGGCGAAGCGATCGAGCAGCGGCAGCAGGTGCAGCGGCGCGAGGAGCGCATGCGGCGGCTGCAGGGTGCGGGCGGAAGCGGGGGAGGTGGCGGCCGCAGCACCCAGCCGCCGGTCGAAGGGCGCCAGCGTGGGCCCGAGCGGCGCGACGATTCGGAGCACGACCCGGTCGCCAATCCTGACGGCGACCCGCGGCACCCGTACCGCCTGCTGCGGGGAATCCGCTGCCTGCTCGAGCACAAGCCGGTCGACGGGCTCGAGGGGGAAATCTCCCAGGAGATTGCCCGCCGCAGCGGTGAACCGGCCGAAGGCTTCTACATGCCGTGGACGCTGACTTTGCCGCAGTACCGGCAGGAGCTGCACCGCGCGGCGGAGTATCGCGACCTGAGCACGACCACGGGCGCGGGTGCGGTGGCGACGATTACCGCACCGACCATCATTGACGTGCTGCGGGCTCGCATGCTGTTTGCGCGGCTGGGGGCCATTGTCCTGGACGACATGGTGGGCGACTTCGAGATCCCGAAGAAGACGGCCGGCAGCAATGCGTACTGGGTGACCGAAGGGAACGCGCCGACCGGCAGTGAGATCACCATCGGGCAGATTTCGTTCGCGCCCAGCACGGTGGGGGCGTTCACTGACCTGACGCGGAAGTTCATCAAGCAGACCAGCCTGGCGGCCGAGAATCTGGCCCGCCAGGACCTGACCGACACATTGCGGCACGAGCTGGACCGCGTGGGATTCAACGGCAGCGGCACCGGGGCACAGCCCGAGGGTATCCTGCAGAATGCCGACGTGCCGGTGGTCGAGATCGGCAGCGACGGTGGGGCCATTACCTGGGCGAAGGTGGTCGAACTGGAGACGGCCGTGGCCAACGCGGACGCCGACATGGGCAATCTGGCCTATGTCACGAGTGCGGCCGGTCGTGGTGCACTGAAGTCGACCGAAATTGCCACCGGCACGGCGCGGCACATCTGGACGCCCGGCAACACCGTGAACGGCTACCAGGCCCACGCGACCACGTCGATTCCCCGCGACCTGACGAAAGGGAACGGCGAGAACCTGACGGCCCTGCTCTTCGGCAATTTTGCCGATGCGGCCTATGCGTTCTGGGGCGGCATCGACGTGACGATCGACCCCTACGCCAAGGCCACCGCCGGCGGCGTGCGGGTGATTGCCCTGGCCGACGCGGCGTTCAAGCTGCGGCGGGCAGAGTCGTTCGCCAAGGTGGCGGACCTGGACCCGGACGCGACCGCCGGCAGCTAGCGCCTGCGGCCCCGGACACATGACACCGGGCAGCGGGGCCGCGGTGGCCCTGCTGCCCGTGTCTGATTCCGCAAGCAATCAACGGACGCGGGAGCGGCACGAATGAGCAACACGAGACGGACCGAGCCGCAGTCGCACCTGGTCGTCACGCTGCAGGTGGCCCTGCTGATCGGCAGCCGCTGCCACCGGGCGGGGGACGTGGTGCAACTCGAGGCCGAGCGGGCCCGCCGACTGATCGCACGGGGCCACGCCCGCGAAGGGGGCAACCTGGACAGGGGCCCGGACGACGACCCGCCGGCCGCGGCCGCTGCAGGAGGTGGCACCAGCGGGGACGGTGACGGCAGTGGCGGCAGCACCGCGGCAACCGCCCAGGATAGTGGCGCCGGAAGTGGCAACGGCGATGGCCCGGCCATTCCGACCAGCTGGGACGACATCGGTGTGAGCGAGCACCAGCAGCGGATCCTGGCCACCGGTGACCCGCCGATCACCAGTGCGGCCGAGCTGGCCGCAGCGATCGACGCAGGCCGCGACATCACGAAAATCAAGGGCATCGGCAAGCACGCGGCCGCCACGCTGACGGCCCAGCTGGCCGACTGGCGGGAAATGGTCGCGTGAGCAGCCTGTCGACGATCACCCCGGCGCGGCTGCCGCTGACCGTGGCCCAACTGAAGGCCCACGCCAGGATCACGCACGACGAAGAGGACGACCTGGTGGCCGCCTATCTCGAGGCCGCCACCGAAGACGTGGCGGCGTTCCTGGGCCGGGCGATCGGAGAGACCGCCTACCGCCTGACGCTGGACCGGTGGCCCGATGGCGACTGCCCGGTGCTGCTGCCGCGGCCGCCGGTGCAGTCCATCGACGCGGTACAGTACCTGGACACCAGCGGGGCCTGGCAGTCGATCGACCCCGCGGGGCTGCAGCAGGACCTGGTCGGGGCACCGGCCCGCCTGCTGCCGGCAGTGGGGGAGACGTGGCCCGACACCCAGCAGGGTGCGGTGGCGGCGGTGCGAATCGACTTTACCGCCGGGGACGACCTGGCCGTGCCGCACCGGGCCCTGCAGGCCATTCGGATGCAGGCGGCCGGGCTGTTCGAATTCCGGGAGGACCTGCAGGCGGATTCAGTGCGGGCCCTGCCCGGCGGCACCCGCCGGCTGCTGACCGGCCTGCGGTTTCGCAGCCGAGAGCTGACCAGGTTCTTGGCGCATCACTAGCGTGAATAAGGGGGGGGAGGTACCGGCGGTGCAGCCAATAGTTGAGCTTGCTATCAAAGCTCCAAGCGGGGCGGTCGAATCTGGTTGTTTTCACTTGGAGGCGGGCTGTTGGCAGTCACCGGAACGCGAATCGACCATGAGACGACAAGACGGATCGTATCTCCGTCAACCAACCTAGCCCCTCTTAGAGTCGAAACATCTTCAAGTTCCCGTCCATTCGCGGTCAATACAAATTCGGGTGTCCACCACCCACGCCCTGCGGGAAATCGGGACAAGTCGAATTGCACGTTATCCATCAAATTGAATTGAGCAACTAGCGCCGACTTGAGATGACCGACACGCATCGACAGCGTAGGTTTTATCTGCATGTAGATCGGCCAACAGTCGGTCTCAAAAATGAGGTCCACATTGGGGGGAGGAGTGCTGGCGACTGAGAAAGTACTGATTTTCCTGGCAAGCTCAGGGATTTCCTTGAAAGTTACCCACTCAGGCTGCAACGGCTTGAACGTGGAAGGTTCTTCAAGGATTCCTTCCACCTCCGGCTCAGAGTCGACCAACTCAGGAAGCGGTCGTGCGGCCGGAACATTCGTCAATTCAACTTGCGACGAATCATCGACGCTTGGCTCAGCATTCCAAGCAGGGTAGTACCCCGCCAGCAGCACAAAAAACAGAACGGGACCTGCGATCCGGCAAGCGTTCTGCCACTTGGGTGGCATCGAAGGAATCTTGCAGTTGGCTATCTCAACCCCAGGAATGAATGTTGCCACAGTGCCTGCAAACACTGCCACACATAACGTAACCGAAAGCGGTTCCGGTATTCCGAACGCCTCGTAGGTGCCCTGCATTTATCCGCCTCGACGAGCAAGCTGCGATTCTGATTTCCATCTCGCCACTGCGGAATCCGTTCGCCGGAACGACTGTACCGACCGCAGAAGCATGATTCCAGCACAACAATTCATCACGGAACTCGCAAGCATGGCAGCAGGGACTTATCGGACACTGGCCCGCGTGGAGCGGCCAACCGAGACAACGAACGCGGCCGGGCAGCGGATCCAGACCTGGCCCGGCGAAGCGGACGAACCCTGGGCCAGTATCTGGGTGCGACCGGACATGATCGGCCACGGCGGCCAGCAGGCCGACCACGGCCGGCAGCAGGCGACCCAGCACCCGCACCGGTATGCCACCCGCAGCACCCCGACAACTCGAGCAATCAAGGCCACGGACCGGCTGCGGCTGGTGACGGGGCCATCGGCCGGCCTGGTGGTGTACCTGGCCGCAGTGGGCGACCTGGACCAGCGCGGCCGCGAGGTGGTGCTGGTCGGGACGGACCAGCGGCCGGCCGGCACGTAGCGGACACGTTCCCAGCACAACGCACCGGAGATAAGCACCCGCAGTGATTCACCTGGGCCGAACCGGCCGCAGTGACCCAACACGCCAGCGGGTGCGTTTTCACAATGGCCAACCTGCACGCAGCGATTCGTGGCATTCTGACCGCCGACGCGGACGTAGTGGCCCTGGTGGACGACCGCATCCGGCCGGGTGAGTTGGACCCCACGGACACGCTGCCGGCCTGCCTGGTGCTGATTCAGGAGGACGCAGCCCAGGACGACCTGCTGGGCAGCGGTGGCTGGGGCCAGGCTGTGGTGCGGGTGGAGTGCCTGGACACCGACCAGCCGCGGGCCGAGCAGCTGGCCGCGGCGGTACGCGAGGCCCTGGACGACTACCGGGGCACAGTGGCTGGGGTGACCATCACCCCCGCCACGTACACCGGCATGGAACGCGAGACCGAACCGGCCACCGATGACGGCGAAGCCGCCTGGCACATTGTGGCGCCGGGCTTTTCTGTTTGGTATCACAGTTAGGAGGGCGGCACGTGGCCGACAAATACAGCAGCAAGGGCACGCTGCTGCAACGCGAGATCGCTACCGTCATGACCACGGTGGCCAGCGTGACCAGCATTTCGGGCCCAGACGCCGAGACGCAGTTCTTTGACGCCACGGACCTGCTGAGCGACGACGTGGAAGACGGGGAACCGACTGGCCAAGGGACGCCCGGAAGCGTGAGCGGCGACCTGTGGCTGGACCCGCTGGATTCCACGCACCAGGTGCTGTTTGCCGACTTGGCATCCCGGCAGCCGGTGGACTGGCAGATTGTGTTCCCCGCCACCGGAGCGCCTGCGATTGTCTTCAACGGGACGCTGTCGAGTTTCACTCC